TAATATATGTTAGATTTGTATAATGTAAAATATTCAAGAGAAATTCTAAAAAAAAATATATATGCGCTTCATTTGTTATCTATTTTAAAAACGCAAAAAATTGATTGTACCTTTGCAGCACGATATATTTTAAATCCAAAATACCAGTTGTTGAAAGAAGAACAAGAAATTACTTCAGAACAAGTATTATTTTTTCAACCACATATCTTGAAAAAAGACCTTGAGAGAGAAATAGAATTATATGATTCTGATGAGGATAGTGTTGATAATTTTGAGATTATTTCAAAAAAAGACTTAGACGATTAAAAGATGTTAAAAAGAAACGAGTGTTTGAATGTCCATCATTTTTGCAGAAGACAATTGAGGAAGTTGTTTAAATCTTTTTTTTTTTAATAAACCACGCATATTTTGTAGCAATGTGTTCCATGAAATAAGTGGATTTGAATTAAGCGTTTCAATAAATGCCCAACTCATCGCTCCTTGAAAGGTATTGTTTATATAAGCATCTGCACTTATTTGATTATCATTGCACCCACTGAGCATAATTACATCGCGATTTAATATAGGAACTCTTTTATTTTCTGTTAGTTTATTATAGTTTAAACTATCTAAATAATTATAACGAAGGTCCATTACTGTCCCACTATAACAGCTGTCAAACAATGCAAATAATTTGACATTTTCGGGCAAATAATCTTCAATCGTTTTTTTTAGTACATCATCTTTAATAGGAATAAAATCAACCGGTATAATTAACTCGTCATACCCATCGGTTTCATCCTTGTTTGTGTCTCTTGTATAAGAACCGTGACCACTATATTGAAAAAACAATGTGTCTCCGGCTTTTGAATTAACTAATAAGTTTTTAAATTCGTTTAGTATATTATCATAAGTTGGTTTAACATCTGTGTTGTCTGTTAGCATGGTAATATTATTAAAATTATACGCAGCGCTTAATTTTTGTGAAACATTTGTTACATCATTTATGCATCCACTTAATTCTGAACTTGTATTTACATAATTTATACCTATTAATAATGCATATTTATTTCCTATATTTTCAACAGAGGGTTGTTTTTTCTTATCTATTAATGCTTTATTTTGTAAAAATTGGTCTCTTATCTTTTTAACATTTTCTGAATGATTTTTATTTTTATTTTCTAATATAATTGACAAACGTTTATTATTATTATGTATTTGTTTTATTTCTTCTATTTTTTGTATATGCCTGTCAGTTACTCTTTTAAGTTTATTTAAATACTTTTCAGTTAGTTTTTTTTTATTTAAACTCATATTATACCATATACGTATAACATTTTTTTAACAGATAAAATAATTTGATTTTGCGCAATAAAAAATGTCTAATATTTTTATACTAGATATTTTTTGGTTTTATTTATTTTTTATCTATTTTTGTTTATAATTTTATTTTTATCTATTTTGTTAATATTTGTATATTATTTTTTAAGCCACAGTAGCAACGACCTCCTTGACTGACTTTGCAAAATGAGGGCTCATGAACTTTTGAAGGTTGAAGTAAGTGAGCTCATCAGTCTTACTGAGCTTCAAAAGAGAAGCAAGCTTGGCATCCGGGATAATCTTTCTGCCATTCTCCTTGTCCTGGAGATTGTGCTTGCGGATATAATTGTTGATCTCGCGGGTGACCTCTGTTCTGGCCATCTCGCAACCGGAAGGCTTCTCCAAAAACTTGGAAAGCTCCTCACTAATTCTTGTGGGCTTGACAAAGCCTGAAGGAGCACGGTTTCCGGCCTTGCGCTTTCTCTTGGAGTTTTGCTTTTGCGCAACCTTTAACTCACGAGTCCACTTCTTCTCTAGAACACGGTACTCAGTCTTAAGGGTAGAAATCATAGTGCCCAATTGCTGGAGCTTGGCAATAAACTCATTTGATTGCTCGGTAAGCTGAACATCCACATCTCCCTCCACTTGAGAAACTGTCTCTGGAGCAGAAAGAGTAATAGACACAGAAGCGGTCTCGGGAGAGGGTGTGGGAGCAGCAACTGTCTTGGCAGTTCTGGGCTTCTTCTCCTTTACAATCTTTTCAGGAACCACATTTGCAGAAACAACAACTGATTCGGGAGCGGGGGTAGTCTTGGTAGTTTTAGTAGTAGTACTATTTCGTGCCATTGTATTATACTATATCTAAATAAATACTTTTTAAGTGTTTTAACGCAAATATTATTTATTGTTACCGTAATATATAATAAATGTTCTTATAAAATCTAAAAATCTAAAGTCTAAAATACAGAAAATGATTGAAATAACCATGGAAGCGATGTTGCGGCACTTTGACTTACCATACATAATGCTCCTAAAACATAATAAGACCCTAAAGTTCGCGAATCATTATTAATTCCGGTATTTACAAATTTTTCACAAACATTTAATATATGTTTTTGGACATTGTGAATATCTGGTTCAGATTGAATATATCCAACATGCAAATTCGCAAATGGCATTCCGTTCGGAGGACAAATATTTCGTTTTATTTCTAAAGTTAATTGAGCTCTATAATTCCAAATATCTATCAATTCCATTGTAAATTTTATTAGCTGATTACGATTTAAAGAGAGAAACCACCTTGAATCTGTATAATTTCCCAAAGAATCCATTTCCTGAAATAATGACAAAGCAGATAATTCTACTGATTTTGGTTTACTAATTTCATAATCATTTATAATAGACAAATTAATTTCAATGCGTAATATTTTGCTTAATCGTATCAATGTTTTTATATTTTTATTCACAAAATCCGGAATTTCATTTCTGTTATAAGGGTTCAATATTTTTCCATTTTGGCCATTTTTATTTTTGAAAATTAAATTATAAATAGAAACCAAGTCAAATCCATATATAAATCCATCTACATCTTTGTAACTAAAAAATTGAGAATTTGATAATTCACTTAACTCTTCCATTGTAACAAAATCAGTTGCATTATTACATAATTTTCGGTTTTTAAAACCGGGACCATGAGAGAAATTATATTTTTTCTGGATTAATCCACGAACATTTTTTTGAATTTTAATGATATATGAGGATAAATATAAATAAATATATATTCGGGTGATAAGTTCCTTTTTGTTTCCACTTATTTTTAATTTATAATTTTTAGCAAACAGTTTTAGCTGTTGAACATTATAATTATATTTAGTTAATTCATTATAACTATGTATGGTAGGCACAATGATGTTATCATTTTCTATTTTATATAAATTATTCACCGCGGGGATTTTTTTTTCACAGTTATTTGAAATAACTGTAAGGTATTCGTCTATTAAGTATTGTTTATTTTCTAATGGTTTCTTCATATAGTTATATTAGATTTTTCTTTTTGAGTATTTTTTTATAATAATATAATTTCCTAAAAGATAAAGTACATGTTTAAATATATCCTTACGATAAACGAGTTCAATAAATAAGTTTTGTAATTAATTTTTGTATTTAATCATTTAAAAAAAAATTGATTTAAAGGTAACCCAATAATATAAACCATATACAAACACAACATGGCTGACGATAGAATCATTGACGGAACATTATTGAATATGAGTGATATTATGTATTCTGCACCAAAGGCAACTGCCCAAGGCGCAAAATCAGTAAATATGTTAAATAAGAAAACAAAAACGTATCTAACATTATCCACTCCATTGTTGCTAACATGGGGAGCAAGTGATTTTGTGGATGAAAAAACAGGTGTTCGTGATGGGAAATTTTCAATGTCACTTCAATTCCCAAGCGATGAATATGCAAATGATGATACACGCGCGTTCTTTGCAAATATGAAGGCACTGGAAGATAAAATCAAGGCAGATGCTCTCATTTATTCCAAGGAGTGGTTTGGAAAGGTACAGAAAAGTGCAGAAGTGATTGATGCGCTATGGACTCCTATGCTTAAGTATCCAAAGGACAAGCAGACGGGTGAATATGATTATAATAAGAAGCCAAACATGAAAATTAAGCTTCCGCAGTGGGAAGGCGTATGGAAGTCAGAAATTTATGATGAAGATAATAATAAATTATTTCCTAGTACAGAAAATTTGCCGGTTACTCCTCTAGATTATTTAAAGAAGGGTGCAAATATTGCCTGTTTGATTCAATTTGCCGGAATTTGGTTTGTAAATGGTAAATTCAGTGCAAGTTGGAAGTTGGTACAGGCAATGGTTCAGAAGCCAAAGGATAGTTTGCAAGGGAAGTGTTTTATTAAGTTGAAGAGCGCAGATAAGGAAAAGTTGCAAAAGCAAGTTGTATCAGAGTGTGATGCGGATGAACATGTTGCAAGTACTATTGTGGATGACAGTGATAATGAGGAAGAGGAACTACCACAACCTCCTCCACAAGTATCTCAACCAGTTGTAGAAGAAGCTGTTGCAGAAGAAGAGCCTAAGGTAATCAAGAAGAAGATTGTCAAGAAGAAGTAAAGTTAAATATAAAAACATAAAAATAAAACAAAATCAAAACAAAAATAAATAAAAAAGTAGCGCAATAGTAGTATAAGTAGTTTAGATTTTGATTACCTTAATTATTAACAAAAGTATATGTGCATTTTATTTTTTTACAAAATCTAAAAAATAAAATACTTAGTTGTCGTAATCATTAATTTTATATTTTTACATTTTTACAAATGTAATCTTTATAATAATATCTCCTTTTTCGGTGATATCATACATATTATTCTCATTTATTCTTGTCAATCCTTCTTTTGGTATTCTATAATATTGTTGTCTTTGAATATGTAATTGATTTATTGGAATATGAAATTCTTTTTTTCCTATTAAAAAGGAAATGCTTTCTTTTTCTTTCTCTCCTTCTACATCATTATAATAATTAAATGAATTTTCTATTTTGCTTATAGGAACTTCTATTTCATAATAAATATTATTGTCTTCATCTATTTGTATATTTTTTGGTAATTCGGGCTCGCATAATACAATTATTTCACACCCCGACCCATCAAAATACAACTCGTTATGCCACAAAGGAACTAAATATAAGGTATCTTCCACAAATAATTTATATACATTATTTTCAAATAAATCATCTATGCTTGGATTTAATTTGTATACACAATCATCATCACACTTTGTTAAAACAATATGTTTTATTTTTTCTAAAAGCTCATCATTTAAATGAAAAATATAACGATACTTGGAGAGAAAAGTATATACACCAAGAGAGGATTCCTTATCCAAATCTTCAAATAATTTTACAGAAATATTTTTACATCCAATAACAATGTCTTTCACAATTTTTATAATAAATTCATTATATTTTCCATCCATAAGTCCCCTCATAAAAATATGCAAAATGTCCATATAAATAGGGGAAGAGGTATCATCATCGGGGTTTTGTTCTTCTTCTCCAAAATCTTCCGTTAAATGGGACATTTCTCTCTTTAAAAAATCGTATGCTTCTTTAATTTGTTTGAATTTTTCATTGGATTCGGGAGTATTTCCATTTTTGTCTGGATGGTGTATTAGTGCTTGTTTTCTATATTTTTTCTTTAAATATATCAAATTAAAATTTTTGTCGGATATATTTAATTCCATTTCTAATAATTTAAATGCAGTTGTATAATTCATTATTCTATTTATTTTATTTAGTCATATTACGCTTTAAGTAATAATATTTTTATTTGGTTATTATATATATTTATATATAATAATGCCTGCGTATAAAGATCAATATATAATATGTTATTTTCATATATGTCAAAAAAATGGATGGGACAGGTCGTTTGACTATATAATGTATGCAATAAAACAAAATCATTTATATGATGCAATACATGAAATAAGAGTTGGAATTGTAAATGATTGTGACCATATTATACCCAATGAAAGATTTAATGACCCCAAAATAGTTATTGTTTTACATAAAAATGCAATAGAATATGAACGTCCCACATTATGTCATATGCGTGAATATTCTGATACAGATAACCCAAATACAGTGTATTTATATTTGCATACAAAAGGAATAAGTCATTTTGGAAAAGAGACGGAACCATTTGTAAAAGATTGGATTGATTTATTATTATATTGGAATGTAACAAAATGGAATCTTGCATTAGTATGTTTAAAAAAATATAATACATATGGATGTAATATTTTTAATAATAATGGAATAATGCATTATTCTGGTAATTTTTGGTGGGCCAATAAAAGTCATATACAAACATTACCTCAAACAATTGGGGATAATTATGTTGATCCTGAAGATTGGATAGGTATAAATAATACCAATATGTGTAATATTTATTCTAGTGGATTAGCTGGGGGTGGGAATTATTTTCATGCTTGTCCTAGAACAAAATATATTATACCAGGTAATTTTCAAATGGCTATATATAAAAAAGAAAATAAACATTTGGAAAATCTTGATTTTGAACAAATAATATGTCATTATTTACAAAATCGTAAACATAATTTTAATTTTATATAATACCTCCAGGTAAATGATGAATGATTTTTACTATAAATAACAAATAATTTTCCAAATGATATATAGGGCGATAATTATTGTTATAATATTGGAAAAAAGTATACGTTTTTAAGATAATATCAGTAAAATCTTTTTGTTGAATCACATCTTTCTCAATTAGAGTAGATAAAATATACCATATACAATCATTAATATCTAAATTATAAATAAAAATATCATACAAAAGGTCACGAAAAGATAAAAATTGTATATCTTTTATATCCATCATAGTGTTAATGATTTTATTACAAATTAATTTATGTTTCATCATTAAATTAGTATTGGAAACATACATATTTTTAATATTTGTAATAGTATCTATTTTTACTTGCTTTGATAATTTTGTTTTCAGACAGTTATTATACAGTGTTTTTGTAGGCCTATTTAGATGAATTATTTCACAACAATTTAAAATACTGTCCGGAATGAAACTAATGGATTCTGTTATAATAAAAAATGTAATATTCACAGAACTATTGTAGTTTTTTTGCATATAACTATAAAAATTATCCAATAACTCATTATGAATTTCATGAAAATACTTACATACAATAATTCCGTATTTATCATTTTTTGCAGATATAATATCTACAATTTGCTGATAAATCTCATGCCATAATAATTTTGAATTGCATCCTAATAACGACATGTCAATCTCATAGTGTATATCACTTATTTTAAAGAAATAAGGCTGTTTATTAAACAAAATACTAATTTTTTTTTCGTATTTTAATTCAGTTGGACTATATTTTTTAATAGATTTTAGTAATTGAGTATATTTCCCTACTCCACTAGGACCATAAAAGATTACATTTTTTAAATCGTGTAAAGAAACTGGGAAATTTGCATATACTTTATCCAACGATGGATGCAAATCGTGTTTTTTGTTTTCTGTTACATATTCTTCAAAATGTGTTTCATAAAATTTCATAATAAGTTATTGAATATATTATTATCTTTCTTTATTTTTAATATAAAATAATACTTTATACATTATTTTGTATTAGTAGGTATATTGCTTAAAAACATTTTTAACTCTAATATATAAACATAATTAATATGTATATGATTAAACAGATAGAACAATGTGATAATAATTATATATATTTTTGTGACCCTATTAAAAATAATATTATGCCCGAAAGTATTTTTATTAAAATATTATACTCTAATTACAATGTCATTTTTAATGGTGTTTATTTAGAATTGCGATTTGTGGATTCATATTTTGAAAAATATTATAATAAATATAAATATAGTTTCAATATACAAAATAAATCAAATCAAGATATAATACATAAAATGAAAAATATGGAAGAAGATATATTAAATAAATATTCGGTAAATGATAAAATACCTCAATATAAAATATACGAACACATCCGTTGTGGAAACATCAAATTATTTTGTGATAATAGCCCCAAACCATCTAATGTAATTGTGCTTAAAATTTCGGGAATATGGGAGACACAACTGAATTATGGGTTAACCTATAAATTTATAAATTTTAATAAAGACTCCTGAGAGCCTAGTATTATTCTCTATTATCCGTCTGTGGTATAATACTTCAACACAGTAAATAATATAATTAGAGATATAAAATTCAATACGCCTACAAGATATGCCATACTAGAAGTCGTTTTAGGTAATTTATTGGATGTTTGAAAATTAGAAGTATTTATACCATTATATATGATGTACGTTTGAAGCAAAAGCAAAATAGAAGAAATAAAACTGAATGTAGTATAGTTACTAGATACATGCCCATCAGAAATATTTGTTTTGTATTTTATTACTAAATGCAATAATACCGATAAAATGAATAACATCAAAAGAAAAGGGCCAATATTGGTTAATAAAGTAACTATTGATTGGTTAGCAGTTGGTAAATTATAAAATTTATTAATAACATATAATAATATCATTAAAATACTTATGCCTAGTGTAGAGTATCCTGCCAATAAGGCATCTATCGTAATATGCCCTGTAGTTGCAAAGGATATACAAAACATTATAACACTTGCCATTATAAATGATTTAAAAACAGATGAGAACCAGTCCATATATTATAATATTATTTTATTAAATTTATTATAATAATATATTTGAGATATTGATATATTGAGATATTGATATATTGATATATTGAGATATTGAAATATTGAAATATTGAAATGGTATATTTTATATTAAATAATATTTTATTATATATATTATTATGAAACATGCAAATGAACAAAATATACCAAATTATTTAAATGTAAATACAAATCATCCACTTATTTATGATTCACATAATTATAACTCTATTCAAAAGTTTATTACAATTAATTCTCAAGACAGAGATATTAATAAATACCCATTTGCGAATCAATTTGAAGTAGAATTACCGCAAGATTATTTAAATGTACTAAATATTTCTGTATATAATTGGACCTTACCAAATAGTTATAATGTATTTAGTGATAAACTACATAATATTAATATGACTTTTCAAATAAATAATCCATATAATCCAGGTGAGCATTCTTTAAGCGACCCTTTACAAAATTATATATTTGAAGCACTTGTGAGTAACATGTATAATAACTATACTATAAATATTTCTAATGGTAATTATACCTCTAATGAAATGGTCACTGAATTAACAAATAAATTTAATTATGCAGTTAGTGAATATATTATCAATTATTTCACAGAAAAGGGATATACTAGTCAATTATCAGATTTTATTGCAAATGGATATTATCAAGAATTTGTAATTGTATACAATAAAGTAAAAAAAAATGTGTGGTTTGGTAATAGAAGCAGTGGTTTTACATTAACAAATAGTATAGCAGTAAATAATAATAAAAATATCTTTCAAATACAAAATTGTGGTGCAAAATATGGGTTAATTCATCCAGATGATAACGAATATGGTCTTCCTAAACATTTAGGCCTTACAAAATTAGATGAATACTCTATTAATTCTCCATATAATGCAGATTTAACTAAATTTTTTTACCTTACAGGAAGTTCAAGTGATTGGTTAACACCAAATCCATTATTACCCGGTTCTACAACAAGTTTTATTGAGGCAACCAATAAATTAGAGCTGATTGGTCCAGACTCTTTTTATATAGAAGTATATGGATATAGTTGTATAGATGAAATGTACCCGTATACTGAAAGTAAATTTACAAATCAAACAAATCAAACAAGTGGAATAATAAACGCATCTTTAATGAAAATACCTGCGCCAATTATAACCGAGGATGTTAATTATATAAGTGGACAGGTATCTTCACAGTTTTTTCCGTATCGGTTTTTTAATCCTCCAGTAGATAGATTAAGAAAATTACTTGTTAGATTAAGATATCACAATGGTTCATTAGTAGATCTTGATAATTTTAACTATTCTTTTATGATAAAAATTTTAACACTAACTCCACAAATTAATAAAATCATTACGGTGCCTCATTAAAGTTAATATAACACAACAATAATAATATAAAAGATATTTATAAAAATATAATATGGAAGACATGAAAAAGATATACACAATTATCTAAAACCCAAATACCCTTATATTACTTTTATAACATCCAGAGATTTTACAAATAAGTTATTTTGGAGAGACAACGAGAATGTTATTTGTAATGGGAGAGAAGCCATGGTTGATATGCTATGTTTATCAAAATGTAAAGTTGTATTAAAAGTATCATCTGCGTTATCTGCTTTTTCAAAATTAATAACCCCTAAACTAAATATATACAGGTTAAATGCATTAAAAATGTTTACAGACATTCCGTATTTTCCTGATGCATATATTCCCCTTTTAGAAAAAAATGAAAATTATACAGAAGAATGTAATAAAATTTTAGATAAAATACAACTATACGAGTGGTCAAACTATCATAAGGAAAAATTTAATAATTTTTATTATAAGTTAAGATAATGTATAATTAATAAATACGATATGTGTCACGAATCCAACTTGTCAATACAGCTAATTCACATGTAATAGAGTTTTCCGGGAATTTTTGTAAATCAAAAAATTGCGCCTTTTTCATTTTGGGAGTTTTAAAAAATATATAGTTCCCCTTTTTACTTTTTCGTATAGTAATATTGTCAGTGACTTCTCTCAGAATATTACTTCCTTCTTCTAAAAATGGTTCTACCTCTTGTAAAGAAATGCTTTCCACCGGACGGTTCCCTAATTCTTTTAATGTTTTACTATTTTTTCCCCATGTAACATACAATCCAAATTTTCCCTTTTTAAGAATAACCTGTTCATTTTCATATAATCCTAGAATCGTTTCAGTTATTTTTTTCTCAGTTCTCTCTACAACTTCTTCCAGAGAATAATTTCCATTTTCTAATTCGTGAATATCCAGTTCTTTTTTCGCAGATTTAAATGTTACCTTTTCTTTATTATTTTCTTGTTCTGTACATTTTATAACAGGTCCATATTTTCCAATAACATAACTATGCGTCTCATCAATGACATATTCTTTCTTTTTTAATTCACCTATATTTTCTATATAATGCCTAATTTGTTCATTACATGTATGACATAAGTGCGTACCAGTTTCACCCCCTTGTGATATTTTATCTAACCTTTCTTCCATTTCTTTCGTATAATCATATTGAAAAATACTACCAAAATGTTTTTCTAAAAAATCCATTACAATAATTCCTAGTGATTGAATAACCAATTTTCCTTTTTCGTTTCCAAATTCTCTCTTGGATTTTATTTCAAATATCTCGTCATTTTCTAATTCATAATCTTCACATGTAATTGTTTTCCCTTTTATATCTTCCTTTTTCACATATCCTCTTTCTTGTATTTTATCTACCAACATGGAAAATGTAGATGGTCTTCCAATTCCCTTTTCTTCTAACAAATGAACTAATCGTGCCTCAGTATAATGTTGTTTGGTATTTTTCATAGTCACCTTAGAAATCATTTTTTTATAAGGAATAGTTTCTTTTTGTTTTATTGTTTGCAAATAAGTGTAGTCTTTGCTTTCTTTATCAAATTTATTTTTCACAATTCGCCATCCAGGGAAATGTATTTGTTCGCTCGTATATTGAAATGTTAGTTTGGAATAAGCAGATATTTCAGCCTTGATACTAAAAAATTTTGCAGAAGCCATGCAACTCTCCAATGTGTTTTCCCAAATTAATTTATACATCCTCTTCTCTTTATTTTCCAAGTCCAAAGGAAGTTCCAAGAGAGAAATGTTCGTTGGACGAATAGCTTCGTGAGCGGTTATTTCTTCTTTTTGATTTGCATCTTGCTTTGGGGTATCAATAGTTTCATTCTCTCCTATAACTGTTAAAAGACCTATATTTTCACTGATATAAATCTCTTCATAATTTTTAATAATATATCGTTTTGTACTGTTAATAAAATCCTCGCTATATTTTTTACTGTCTGTTCTCATATAAGTAATGTATCCTAACTCATATAATTGCTGACATATTTTCATTGTTTCTTTGGGGGATATATGAAGTTCATTGCTCGCAATTTGTTGCAATCTAGAAGTAGTAAAAGGCTCGGGTGCAGATTTAATTACTTCGCGTGGAGCACTTACAGTATACATATGTGGATGGTCACATGAATTATCTAAGAAATCTTCTACTTCCTCTGAAGTCTCAAACTGTTTATTTAATTCAAATGGAATATGTAAATTGGTAAAATATCCAGTTGTATTATATACTTTTTCCTCTTGAGTCTGTTGAATATCCAAATAATTTTCATAAATAATTTTTAATGCGGGTGTTTGACATCGTCCAGCAGATAAGGCTTTTGCAGATTGACTAGAAATGCATTTCCATAATATGGGAGAAATAAGAAACCCGACTAATAAATCCAAAATTTGTCTAGTTTGCTGAGCATATACAATATTCATATCAATTTTTCTTGGTGAATGGATCGCCTTTTGCAAAGCAGCTTCCGTGATTTCATGAAATACGATGCGTGGGGTAGTATTTACATTTAAATCAAACAATTGACATATATGCCATGCAATAGCTTCCCCTTCACGGTCATCATCTGTGGCCAAAATAACTTCATCCGTGTTTTGAATTGCCTTTCGCAATAATTCTATTTGTTTCCTTTTAATAGAATTATCTATTATTGTATAATTGCAAGCAAAATTATTTTTGATATCAATGTTTTGGAGAGAAGTCAATTCTCTCAAGTGACCAAAACTAGCCATACATTTATATCCTCCGCCCAAATATTCTTCTATTTTTTTGCATTTGGCAGGAGATTCAACAATAACCAAACTTTTTGTTGTATTATATTTTGGTGGCATGCTATTTTATATATTATAGCATTCACGCGTTATGTTTAAATCTTATTATAATAGTAAAAATATTATTATAATAAATGATGAGGTATAAATCTGACTTACTCTACTATATCGTCATAAGTTAAATTGTGATGCGGGTTGAATAACACATATTCTTTAATATTCATTTTGTATATAATTAAATCAGGAAACCAAAAACTTTTTTCGTTTTTTTGAAGAACACCTTCTATTTTATATTTTGGAGGTAATAATTTACATAGGTTATTTAATGCATACTTATCCAAATAATATATACTTAAACGGTTGTATTTTAATTTCGTATTTGTTTTATTCAATAGATAATAATAATTTATTTTTTGAGTTAATTTAGTTATAATACTTGCTCCACCTCTCATCTGTATGTCAATAACTTTATTTTTTATTAAAAATTTCATCAACTTCATAAACTGATATTGGTCTTCAATATTTAAATGTCCATATGCAAATGCAAACTCATAATATGCTCTTTCATTTTGTGTCATATTTAGGTAGTCATGCGTTATATTTGAATCTGCTAGTTTCTTTTGAATCTTTTCCTTTTCTTTTTCAGAAATATTAATGTTTAACGCAGTGTTTAGTACTTTTGTTGAATTATTACGAAATAACTCTCTTATAAAAGACTCATTTTTTTCATTTATAATTATTAAATTCGTTTCTTTTTTAATTTTCCATTTATAAATGTGTAATTCTTTTGTTTTATATATTTTGGCTTGTTCGTAATCGCCAAACCAACTTATATTTTCAAAAGAACACCCATCATTAGTAATCGTCTCTGTTGTTTTACTATGTTCCAAAAGTTGTTCGCCTGAATATTTTTTTGCTCCATAAAAAAAATATCCTCTGGGAATTTTTCTAATACTTATTTTTGATAATCCCTGTTTTTTTGTGGTATTATTTTTTATTTTTTTATTTTTTTTTGTAATTGATTTTCCCATATACTATACATATAAATAAGT